TTGCGCTGTTCCGCGACAATCGCTTTCGCAACGTCGCCCGCGGCAACGGGTTTTGTGAATTTTGCTTCCGCAACGATATTTTCAAAGCCCGGAAGCGCCACGTCCTCGATGTCCTGAATGCGCTTGCGTTCCGCGGCGGTTGCCGCGTCCTCGATCTGCTTTGTCAAGTCGGGGAAAGCCGCTTTCAGGCCGTCAACGGTCTTGATGTCCTTGATTCCGTCCATGATTTCTTCGCTCCTTTTCGGTTCATTTTGATGTTGTATATCTGAAAAACCGTCCGGCGTGTGGGTCGCACAACGGTTTAACAGCGAAACGGGGAGGTTCGGGAAGCGCGAAATATCAAGTGAAACGCTGTTCACGATGACTTTTGCCGTGTTTTCAACGGTCGTGTCTGCTTCCTCGAACATGATCTTGTCGCAAAAACCAGCGTCAACGGCCTGTTTGCCGTCGTACCATGTTTCCGCGCTCATAATCGCGGCGATTTCGTCCGCGTCTTTGCCCGTTTTCAGGGCGTACCCGTTCACGATTGATTGCTTAATCACTTTCAGTTCTTCGCCGACTTTCACAAGGTCGGCTTCGTTGAAGTAACCCAGCAACCCCACGGACGGGTCATGCACCATAAAAACGCCGTTGCCCGGAATCTCAATCACGTCGCCCGCCATTGCAACAATCGTCGCCGCGGACGCGGCCCAGCCGTCGATCTTGACCGTGATTTTCGCCGGGTTGTCTTTCAGCCGGGTATAAATGGCATTTGCGGCGAACACGTCGCCGCCGCCGCTGTTGATTCGCACGACGATTTCGGGGACGGACCCCAGCGCGTTCAATTCCTCCGTAAACTGCCGGGGCGTTACTTCGTCGCCCCACCACGTTTCGGAAGCAATGTCGCCGTACAAAATCAATTCCGGGGCGGCGTTCTCTTCCGCCGCGTCCCGGAAACTCCAAAAGTGCTTATTTTTCGGGTTCTGTGCTTGATTGTCCGGGTTCTTCGCCGGGCCGCTCTTCTTTTTGGCTTCCTGTGCCATCGCCCTTGACCTCCTTTAATAGCTTTTCTTCGCGCCTTAACTGCGCCGCGTTTTGGTAGAAATCGGACCCGTTCATTTCCATTGCTTCACGGTCACGGGTTGAAAAGCCGTTTTGTACGCGCTTTTCCGCCGCGGTGACTTCCTGAACCGGGTTCAAAAGGCCCTGCGCCGGGCCGTTCCACTCCGCCCCGGTGTACGCCTTGCGAATGATCGGGTCGGTAAAAAAGCCGGGCGCGGGGATTCTTCCCTTTGCGACGGCTTCCGCGAACCACTCTTCATAAATGGGCTGGCAAAAATCGTTTGCAAGCCATGTCCGATACATACGAAACATTTTCCATGCTTCCAAAAGCGCGCCGCGTGACGCGCTGTACGACGCGTTGAAGTTCTTTACCAGCAGTTCGTAAGGAATTTCAAGGGCCGCGCCGATCTGTCGGCAAATGGCAATCACGAACCCGTCAAACGCTGTGTTCGGTCTGCCGGGGTTCATGTCGTGCGCCTTTTCGCCCTCGTTCAAGTCCACGATTGCGCCGGGCGCAAGTTCAATCGTGCTGTCGTCGTCCGCGTCCACCTGTGCTTCTTCCGGGATAATTTCACCGAAAGCGCCGTCAGCCGACGCGCTTTCCTTTTCGATGAATACCGTAAACATACCCGAAACGACGGCGGCGACAAGTTCCGCGTCGGTGTATCGTCCTAACTGCTTCAACGCTTCGATGACCGGGGCAAGGAACGGCACGCCGCGGCGCTGTCCGATTCGCTCCCGGTTCATAATGTGAATCACATTGCGCCGCCCGGTCTTTTCGCCCCATGCTTCAACCCGCGTCCACTTCATTTCCGTAAATTCATACGAAAGGGGGTGGTGGGTGCTGATATGGTATGCGACGACTTCGCCCGCGTCGTTCGTTTCAACGCCGCCGACAATGTGCGGGTCGCCTGTGTCCCCGTGCGGGTTGCTTAACCTATCCGCTTCAATCAAGCAGATTCGGAGATCATAGGGCATATTCACCCGGCTTGTCACGGGAAGCGTTGCGATAACGTCCCCGCTCATAAGCCAATTCAGAAAGGCAAGTTGCTGGAGTTCGTAAAAGTTGTCCAGCCGCTCCAAATCGCAAGCGGGGGAATCCGCCCACAAAGCAAATTCCCGTTCGATCTTGCATTCAAGGTCCCGCGCTTCCTCTTCGCTGATTCCCAAAACCTCATAATCGACTTGACTTTTCAGCTTCAAGCCGGACCCGACGACGTTTGTTCGGCACGTTTTCAACGCGCCCGTCGCAAGAGGAACGCCCATGTAAAGATCACGGCAACGCTGGCGGAGAACGGAAAGGTTTTCTTGTATGTCCTCCCGTGCGGACCCGCCGCCGTAAAGCCACCCGGCAAGCGATTTTTTCGTTACCGACGCGCCGTAATTGCTGTACCCGCTGTCAAGTATCTGTAATTTGCGACGCGCCCCAGCCCGTTTCAAGGCTCTTTCGGGCGATACCGCCGCAATTACGCGGTCAAATACATTCAATCCGCTTCACCGTCCTTTCTTACAGGTCCCGCGGAACGGCGCGGAAAACACGGTTTCTTCCGCCGCGCTTTTCGATGTTCTCCAGCCGCGCAACCTGATTTCTCCAATATTCAATCTGCTGTCTGATCTCCGAAAGGTTCGCTTTTGTCAGGCTCCGTGAACCTATCGTATAGCTTTGATGTGTCGTAACCTCCAATTCGGCGGTTAGCCATGCGTCAAGGTGCTTTTTTGCAATTTCAAGGCTGATTCCATTTGCCATTTATATTATCCCTCCGTTTCCTCTGGACCGTCTGCCGCGCTTGCGGGGCGGGGCTGGC